CCCTGAAGCCCTGACAGCAGAAGGTGCTTAAATGGGTTTCTTTGGTGATGTCCCTGCGAAGACTGGTTTAGAAATCCGCTCCACTCCAGACTGTAAGGCCTGCGGACTCTTCAAGAAATGCAAGAGTCCAAAACTCCAGTACGTGGGGCAGGGCGGGCGTCGAATCCTCATTGTCTCTGAATCCCCTGGCAAAGAAGAGGACAGGGAGGGGAGGCTGATGGTGGGTAACTCGTCCATCGAATTGATCCGACAACTCAAACTGGTAGGCATTCATTTTCAAAAGGACTGTTGGCTAACCAACGCTGCTATCTGCCACTCACCAAACATCACCCCTGAGCACATTAAACATTGCCGACCTAATCTTGCTAACCTTATCAACGAGCTGAAACCCACGACCATCATTACTTTGGGGGAGAACGGACTGCGAGCGGTTCTCCCATTGGCTTGGAGGGATGATGTTGGGTTGTTCAGCCGTTGGCCTGGCTGGGTCATACCCAGTCAAAGACTCAACGCTTGGATTTGTCCCACGTTCCACCCAGCCTACTTATTCAAGGCTAAAAAGACCCCTGTCGAACTTTTTTTTCGAAGGCACTTGGAGGGAGCCCTGAAGGTCTCCCCAAACGCTCCATGGCGCGATCTCCCGCGATGGGAAGAGGAGGTTGAGATAATCGTCGACCCTTCCATCGCAGCGCGTAAAATCGCCAAGCTCAGCGCTTTGGGGGGGCTGACCGCTTTTGATTATGAATGCACCACTTTGAAACCCGATGGGGACTTTTCCCGCATCTTATCAGCGGCGATCTGCTGGGAGGGAAAAAGGACCATCGCTTTCCCTTGGGCGGGTCCGGTGGTCCCTGCGATGACTGAGTACCTGAAGAATCCCCACCCCAAGATAGCAGCCAACGCTAAGTTTGAGGACCGCTGGACGAGGACTCAGTTGGGGTTCCCGGTCAATGGCTGGAAGTGGGACACGATGATAAACGGACACGTCCTCGATAATCGAAAAGGGACAAAGAGTCTGAAGTTTCAAAGTTTCGTCATGCTCGGGATGCCTGATTACGACAGTCACATTTCCGATTATATGGGGACGGGCGAGTCCTACGTTCCAAACAAACTTACTCGTTTAGACCTTAGACCTTTGCTTCTTTACAATGGACTTGACGCTTTGCTGGAATACAAAGTGGCTGAATTGCAAATGAGGATGCTGAAATGCTATCGCTTTTCTGGAAAAGAAAACCACTAGTCAAACAATGCTTGAGATGTAGGAGATGGATGTTGTCCGATGTCGGTAATCGGATCTGTGAAAGGTGTGAACTGATAAACAAAGCCAACACCGATGGGATCGACGAAGTCAAAATGAGCCTAGGTGGGCATCTTCAAGGGAAGGGTGATAATGAAAGTTGCTAGTCAGTCAGCGGTCAAGTTGATGCATGATGGCATCCTCGCTCTTTCGAGAGTGGAACAGAACGGCATCGCTATCGATATGGAAGTGCTGGAATCCAACACCCAGTCCATCAAAAAAGAAATTTCGGACATCAAAGCTTCCTTGTTGAAGTCAGATGTTTGGAGGCTTTGGTCAAAGGTCCACGGAGCGAACGCCAAGTTGACTTCTGGTCAGCAGCTATCTAGCATCATTTTCGAACGACTCCAATTAGGGACCCCATCCTATACAGAGACTGGAGCGATCATTGTTGATGCCGAAGCGCTTTCCCATATAGACCACCCATTCGTTAGGAACTGGAGCCGACTACAGATCCTTGGAAAGCTTGAAGGGACCTACCTTGCTGGAATAAAGCGAGAGACTGTTCGGGGGTTCATTCATCCCGTTTTCAATCTGCACAGGGCTCGATCCTATCGGAGCAGCAGCGACTCCCCTAACTTTCAAAACTTCCCAGTCCGCAACCCTGAAGCAGCGGAGATCATCAGGTCTTGTTTTATCCCTAGGGCCAAGAACCGAAGACTTTTGGAAATTGACTTCGGTGGGATCGAAGTGAAAGTGGCGGCTTGCTACCACAAAGACCCGACCATGCTCAAGTACATTCGTGACCCTTCCACAGACATGCACAGGGACATGGCCGTCGAGTGTTTTATGCTTCAAGAACTGAACATGCCTAAAGAGTTTTGGAAGAGCAAGGAACCCCTGCGTAATGGAAGCGTCGCTAGATATGCTGCCAAGAACATGTTCGTCTTCCCACAGTTCTACGGCGACTATTTTATGAACAATGCTCAGCAAATGTGGCGAGCCATTGAAGTGCTGAAACTGGGAGTGAAGGGAAAGTCTTTGTTCAAGTGGTTGGCTCACAAAGGAATCAAGGAACTTGGATCGGTGGACCCAGAGTCCGACACTAAGCCTGGAACCTTTGTCCATCATATCAAGCAAGTCGAACATAACTTTTGGACGAACCGCTTTCCTGTCTACGCCGAATGGAAGAAGCGTTGGTTTGATAAGTATCTGAAAACAGGCGGCTTCGATATGCTCACCGGTTTTCGAGTTGATGGGGTCTACGGTCGAAACGACGTTATCAACTATCCAGTCCAAGGAGCAGCGTTCCATTGTCTGCTGTGGTGCTTGATTCAACTCCAGCGATGGTTAAATGCCTCTGGTATGGAGTCTTTGATAGTTGGTCAGATCCATGACTCGATCGTTCTTGATGTGACCGATGACGAAGCGAAAGAAGTGCTGGCTAAGGCTCACTGGATTATGACAGAGATGCTCCCAAAACACTACACATGGATTATCGTTCCGATGGAAGTGGAAGCAGAAATGACTCCACTTGGTGGTTCTTGGTTTACTAAAGAGAAAGTGGAATTGTGATGTCTGAGCTTTACAAAAAGTACCGGCCGACGGCTCTTCAGCGAGTGGTCGGACAAAAAGTGGTGGTGGATTCGATCAAGAAGATGGCCGAGGACAGCAAGATCCCTCATGCCATTCTACTCCACGGTCCATCGGGATGTGGAAAGACGACCATCGCTCGCATCCTTAAAGAACTCCTTGACTGTTCAGATCATGACTTTGATGAAGTCAACTGTGCGAATTTCCGAGGCATCGATAAGGTCCGAGAGATTCAAGCCAGAGTGGGCTTGCACCCCCTCGGGGGCTCGTCTAGGGTCTGGTTGATTGATGAGTGCCACCGACTCACTGGTGAGGCTCAAGACGCCTTTTTGAAACTGCTTGAAGACCCACCGAAGCATTGTTATTTCTTACTGGCTACGACCGATCCGAGAAAACTCAATCTGACCGTCAGGAACCGTTGCACTTCCTTTGAACTCAAACCTGTCGTTGAAAGCGATCTGGAGTCCCTGATTTCTTTTGTCCTGAAGCGAGAAAAGAAGACTTTGAGCGCAGACCTGATCTCGGCCATTGCTGAGTCCGCTGATCGATCCCCAAGAAGATGCCTAGTCAATCTGGAGTTGGCTTTGTCGGCTGATAGTCCAGAAGCAGCCATGCAAGTCATTAAGGCTCCAGCAGTTCAAGAACAGGGCATCGCTATCGCTCGGGCCTTGTTCAATACGCAGACAAATTGGGCGGCCATGGCCAAGATACTTCGAACGGTGAACGAAGAGCCTGAGTCCATTCGGTGGATGGTCCTAGCCTACGCTAATAAGTTGGCGCTTTCTGGACATAATGCGGCGCGAGCGGTTTTAGTCATCAACGCTTTTCGCGACAACTGGTATGATTGCAAGCAGTCGGGATTGATCTCGGCTTGCTGGGAAGTGGTCGGGACCAAAGGAAGGTAGACCGATACTTTAAGGACATTCCAAGAACTGACAAAGGTGATACAATGGCCGATTCTTTTGAATACTTTGACCTAGATGAGACCCGCCTCGACGATGCTTGGAGGGGTCATTCTAAACATGTCTTTGACGCAAGAAGGAAAGTAGCGGAGCTGCGAGCGACTGTGGAGCGATGCAAGGCTAGGATAAGCATCACCAAAGCGAACGTGGCCCTAGAGGTTCGGAAAAGTCCTGAGGACTTCGACATCGATAAACTTACCGAAGCAGCGGTCGTTAGTGCCATCGCTTCCAATAAGCGGGTGACTGCTGCTGAAGATAAGTTGATTGAGGCCCGATACGAACTAGAGTCCTGGGAGGCAGCGGTTGAAGCGCTGGAGCATCGCAAAAGAGCTCTAGAGAACCTAGTTACTCTCCATGGTCAGGGCTACTTCTCCGAACCATCGCTATCCAAAGGGA